TTTTTTTTGCAATTTTTAAATCTGATACTCTTCCCAATAAATTAAGAATTATATCCTTGTCCGCATCCTTAATGGGAGAGTATGGAGCTGGAGCAATTTTTAATTTTCTACGGTTCCGCGCTACAACATTAAGCGATATTCCAAGCCTTTCAGCAATTTCGCTATCAGGAACTTTCCCAAGCATGGATAGCATTTCTTCGCGTTTCTCTTCGGGGAATTTAGTATCAGATAATGATGGAATGCCCATCTTTTTTCTAATAAGCGCAATTCCTGCCTTGGAATAACCGAATTTTTTAGCAATTTCATCATCCGGGGTCTTTCCAAGCATGTTAATTAACTCTTCGGGATACTCTTTTTTCTTGTGTGGTTTATTTGGGTCTCGTGGCTGACGGGGTTTACGCGGCCCCTATATGACTTAATCCCTAATTTCTTTCTAAGGTAGGCTACTCTGGAATTTGAGTATCCAAACTTCTTGGCACACTCCGAGTCAGGAATTTTTCCGAGCACTGCAATAAGCTCTTCATCGTGTTGGATGCGGATTGCTTCAGGGCTGCAATACTTTTTGATACCTAATTTATAGCGTTCAGTCTGGACCGTGACGCGCGCTATTCCGAGTAGCTCGGCGATTTCCAGATCAGGTTTTTTGCCCAACATGGACCGCATTTCTTCACGCTGTTCGTGAGAAAGAATGCGGTGAAACCTCTTTTCTCGGTATTTTTCATGCAATAACTCCATGAGCAATTGCATGTATTCAGGCGTGGGATGTGGTTTTTTAGTATTTAGCCACTTCCAAACAGCATCTTCCGTCACCCGCATCATCTGCGCGGCCCTTTTTACAGCTTGGGTAGGATTTGGAAGATTGTTGGCAGTTTGAAGCCAGTCGATAAATTCTTGTGCGGTCATAGTGAGAAAGGAGGGGCGGCTTTGCCGCCCTGGGGGTTATTTAGTGAGCTTCAACGCGGGAAGCGTCCTGCGTCCAGTTGAGGTTTTCTCCTTCAATTTCTTCGCCCGTCATTTGTTCAAAGACCATGAAGATTTCAACCTTGTTCCCTTCTGCATCATAGCCGGGAGCAGACCATTCTTCCATATAGCTGCCGTCTTCGTATTTGTCCGCATAGGAGCCAGGGAAAACCCTGTTGGTGTATTCCATCTGGCGCGCTGCATAGTAGGTCTTGCCTTCAAACTTGTAGCTGCCAAATTCACGTTCAAGAGCGGTCAGGTTGATTTCTTCTCCGTCTTCCGTGGTGATGATTTTGTTATCGTTCATTGTCTTGTTCTTTCTAGTTTTGTTATTTGGATTATGTCTTCGTTCGGTCCCTTACCTCCCGTCAACAAAATTAAGTTACTATAAAATTTATAGTAACGCAAGAGAAAAAATGAAAAAAGGTGAAAAAAGTTGTCATTCCGTTTTTGCTTGCGGCCTGGCGCAGAATATGAGAGAAGTAATTTGTTCTTTCTAGGAACACGTCAGCCCTCCGGGGCTGTGGATTAAAACGATCACAAGATCAGCACGAGCGGAAACGCTCATTCCCTTAAAAAGGGCGGTTCTTCGGGCTGCCCTTTTTTATTCCTTCGGGACGGCAGGGGCGGCAAGTACCCGCCATCCGGCGCCGCTGCCATGTCCGCATTTGCGGAAGCGTTGTGCAGCACAAACCAGGAGCTTATAGACCTTTTTCCCCTTTTCTTCGCCGTACCGGTCTATCATGTAGAGTTTGAGATTCCGAGCCGTGACTTTCTCTCCATCCGGGGATTCCAGCAGCCATATCTTTGCATGGCAATTTGTCTCAAATTTCCCTGTTCTGGGGTGCTTCCTGGGGCCGGGAACTCCCCGATGCTTGCAAGCCTCCTGAAAGGCTTCTGACGTGATTTTCCGCCCCTTCTGGGCTGCATTCGCGCAAGGATAAGAGCAATGTTTCCGCCGAAAGAGTTTTTTAGCGCGGAATTCCTTTCCGCACACGGGGCAGGTGATAGTTTCCCAGGCGGCGTCATAGTGTGCCTTGAGGCAAGCGCGGGAGCAGTATACGCTTTCCCGCGCTCCGTAGCGCGGCGGAACATCCTTGCCGCATATAGGACACTTTTTCACAAAATCTGTATATGTGAGAGGGTCAGATTTGTCAATGGGCCCAGAAAGGAATGAACAAACAGAGTGCTTGATTTGCTAGCTACTTGTCCTCTAGAGTAGACCTGCAGGAAAAAGAAGCAATCACCTACCGCCAACAAGAAAATAGGACGGCCCAGCCTCTATACGGAGCATTAGCCGACGAGATAGCCTCCCGTTTAGCCAACGGGGAAACGATGAAGTCCATTTGCTCGGACGATCACATGCCGGAGGTTTTAACTGTCTGGAGATGGAGGCACGAACGGGAAGAGTTTTGTAAACTCATTCAACGCGCGCGGGAAGCGCAGTCAGAAGCCATGCTCGACGAGTGTCAGTCTTTGTCAGATGCCGCTGCCCAGGTTGCCCTCGACCCCGAATGCGGATCCGCCTCCGTCGCTGCCAAGAAGCTCGCCATTGAAACGCGGCTGAAAGTTGCCGCCCGTTTTGCCCCCGAGAAATTCGGCGACCGAGTCCGGCAGGATGTAGCGGGCGTTCCCGGCGCTCCATTGGAACGCAAAATCACCCTGGACCCCGAGCAGCTTGCCCAGCTCCGGGAAGACGAGAAAACCGCGCTGGAAACCATTGCCGGCAAACTCCACCCTTAATCGAGCAGGAACCATCTCCCCGTCAGCTTCTTCCTCCGTCACATTCTCGGACTCGATCCTTATCCCTGGCAAATCGAGGCCATCAAGGCATTGCTTCTTGGAAAGGTGAGGCTGGGAGGTCGAAGCGTGGCCATGGTTGCTCCGAACGGATCGGGAAAGACGAGCCTATCCATTGCGCCCGCAATCCTGTGTTTCCTTACCTATTTTCCTCGGGGTCAGGTGCCAGTCACGTCATCATCATGGATGCAGGTAGAAAAACAGCTCTTTCCCGCGCTTCGCCGCTATATGGATAACCCTTTCTTTGACGGCTGGACATTCAACAAAACCGAAATCCGCACGCCGGAAGGAGGATTTGCCGTGGGATTCTCAACCGACAACGCGGGACGCGCAGAAGGGTGGCATCCGAAAATCTCGCCCGACGTGGATCCCGTCTTTTACGTCCTGGACGAAGCCAAGACCATTCCCGACTCCATCTTCACCGCTGTTTCCCGCTGCACGCTCTTCAACGCGTTCATCACCTCGTCGCCGGGTGCCGATTCCGGAACCTTTTACGACTGCTTCCACAAAAATTCATCCCTCTACTACAAAATCCGCGTTAAATACGAGGATTGCCCGCACATCGAAATCAACGATCCAGGCAAGGCCGAACGCCTGAAAAAAGAATACGGCGAACAGTCCTCCTTCTACCGCTCGGCCATCCTCGGCGAATTCACGGACCTTGACGGGCAATCCGTCATTTCCCGCCGCGCCATCATGGAGCTGCTCAACAACCCGCCTCCCTTTTTGGACACCGGGGAGACCTGCGGCGGCTTTGACTTCGCCGCCGGGGGTGATGAGAATGTCTTCGCGGCCGGACAGGGCAACCGTTTTTTCATCGCCGACCACTGGGCCGACCCAGACACTGTAGGAGCGCGCGGACGTTTCCGCCGAAAGGCCGCCGAACTCGGCATCTCTGCCGACCGCATCTTTGCCGACGGCGACGGACTGGGGCTTCCCATCATTGACGACTTCCGGGCTGAGGGTTTCCCCGTGCACTCCTACCGGGGAGGCTTCCCGGCAGATGACACACAAGCCTTTGTCAACCTCCGCGCCCAAGCATGGAGGGCACTAGCCCGAGCCATCGAAGAAAAAGAGCTCATTCTCGACATCGACGAGGATACCGTTGAGCAACTGGTCGCCCCCGCCTCCAGACGGACGCGATTGGGCGCGTCAAAATCGAGAGCAAGGAGGACATGGCAAAGCGGGGCGTCCGCTCTCCAGACCGTGCTGACGCGCTCGTCATGGCCTGGCACGCGCGCCGGCACAGCGGACTTGTCCGGGAGCTTGGGACTTGGTATGCCAGACATCCGGCACAAAAACGCGCCATTGGCAGATATTAGGGTTGACAATATATCAACATATCTATATGTGTTGATTTATATTCAATCGCAGGGTAGTGAAACGGTATCATATGAGGTTCCTGTCCTCATGTCGGAGGTCCAACTCCTCCCCCTGCAACCAACCTTTTCTTTTCCTCCCGCCGCAGGTTTAACGCCGTCCGAAATATCCTCAACGCCCCGAAGCTGGTCGCCCAACAGGAGACCAGAATCAAGGAGCTGGAAACAGACCTCGCCCGGCAAGCCTTGACGGACCGGAGCCGCACTCCTGGCCGCCCTCAATGGTTTGAATACTGGGACCCTCTTCAGGGCGCCGGCTTGCAAACACTTATCGATGCACGCAACGAAGCCAGACGCGGCGCCTTTGCGCGGCAAATGCTCATCTGGGACGAGGTTATCTACTCGGACGGACTTCTGGGCATGCTCTACTCCCGGTTGATTGAAAGCGTTTCCATGCAGGGCTGGAAGATTGACGCCGCGGACGACAGCCCGGAAGCCCAGCAGCAGAAAAACGCCCTGGAAGAATTCTACAACTCCGTCAACGGACTTCAGCAGTCCTTCGGGCATCTGGCCTCCGCTCTGTTCTACGGCTACGCCCACCTCCAATATATTGAGGACGCCTGGGGCCGGAGGTTTGAATTCATTCCCCAGCGTTACTGGGTGCGGCCCGGGGAACTTAATGAGTGGCAATTTAACCCCCACTGTTATATCGGCGTCGATACCGGGGAAAGTGTGGAAGACGAAACTCTCGTCGTGATGGAGCACCGTTACCCCATCCTGTTCCCTGCTTCCCGCGCATCCTTTGAGCGCAACCACGCCAAGATGATCTGGGACAACCACATGGACCGTTACGGCTCCGCCCCGGCTATTATCACAGCCCCAAGGAGGCAAGCGCCGCTGTTATGGACGCACTTGAGCGCGCCTGCGAAGAGCTCAAGTCTGGCGCATCCGTCGTCCTGCCTCCCGGCTGTACAGCAGAACCTCTCAAGGCATCCTCCATCAACGAAAACTACTTCCTATCCCGCATCAACATGGCCGACAAGGATCAGGTGCGGTTTGTGATGGCAGGAACCTTGACTGTTCTGAATGAATCGGGCTCCGGCACGCTGGCCGGGTCTGCCCATACGGACAGCTGGAACTCGGTGGTCTCCGCCGTGTGCTCCAAGGTAGCGGAAGCTTTTAACGCCTCCATCAGCCGCTGGTGCTGAGAGACGGCGAACCGCTGGCCCGCCTCCAAATCACCTTTGACACCGTTCAGACGCCGCTGCAGAAGGCCGAGGAAATTGCCACTCTTGCGGATGGAGGCGTCCGTCCCGAGAAAACCGAAATCGAAGAAAAGATCGGCATGTCCATCGAAGACGCGAAGGCAGCCGATCCCGCAGCGGCTGCCGTCAACCGGGAACCGGAAGGCACATACATCCCCGCCGACGCTTACGAGCAGCTGCAGCAGCTCATTTATACCGGGCTCATGAAAGGATTTAGCGATGATCAGTACCAAACAAATCAATGACCTGTCCAATCCCGCCAACGGCTGGTTCCACGTCGAGAAAAGCGGAGATCATGAGGTCGACTACGGCGAGGGGCCTGCGGTGCTCCGCATAGACGAGCAGGCGATCAAGTCCATGGTGGATGAATTCAACTCCCGCACCTTTGACGGGCCCGGCATGCTCATTGACGGCGACCACTTGAGCCATGACCTTTCACGCGACACTCGCGCTCTCGGATGGCTCAAGCGGCTGGACACCTACCGCGATCCTTCCGGCGCGTTGGAGTTGTACGGCTTCATCGAATGGACGCCACGCGGGCAGCAAATGCTGGCCGACAAAGAATATACGCAATCCTCCACTGAATACGGAGAGGGCATGACGTTCGAGGGCGGCATTTACCGTCCCGCCAAGCTGACAGGCTTCGCCCTGACCAACCGTCCCCGAATTAAGGGGAAGCGCCCTCTGGTCAACCGACAGACTTCCCCCGCCTCCACGGAGACCGGGGGCGAACAACAAAGCCCCGAACAGGGGGAAAACAACCCAGAAACCAATATGGAAAACGACGATAGAGAATATCCGTCCAAGGAAATGGACAAGGCCCAGCGGGCCCTGTTTGATTCCCTGCTTGACAAGCTGGATGTCGAATTTGACGGCACCGACGACATGAGCAGGGACATCCTCGGACGCCTCGATGAACTGCTCTCGCTGGAAAAGCGGGAGAAAGACCACGTGAACGCCGAAGTGGACGACGCCGTCAGCACGTATGAAAACGAGCTGGACGAGGAAGAGCGCAAGGAATTCACGGAAGAACGCCGGGAAGAGCTGAAAAACTCTCTCCGGGAAAGTCCGGCCGCACTGGGCGCCTTTGTCAAGGCTCTCAATCGGTCCGCGAAGTCAAAGCCGCCGCATGACGTTGTTGACGAAAGCCGCCGAAATCCAGCTGGAAGAACGTCCTTGAACCGCCGCGCTACCCAGGCGCCGCCCAATCCGTTCCGCAAGAAGGAATCCATCGACGGATTCCAGAACCGCGTCGACGAATTAATGAAGGGCGGCATGAAGCGGTACGACGCCTTCCAGAAAGCCACCGAAGAAGGCTACATTGTAACCTCCGAACGATAACCCCAACCTGATACAAACCAATGCCATCACTCAATGTAACCCAGAAAAGCGCCATCGTCTATTTCAACACCCCGGAGGGTGTTGACCTGTGCGGACAGGAAGGAACCGTCGTGGCGCTGACCGCCAACCCGGACATCCCCGAGTTTATCGGGACGCCGTTGTCCGCCATCCCTACGCAGACACAGCTGCTCGGCGTAGTCCTGCAAGGGCAGCCAACCAGGGAACCTGCGTCGCCGCCCTCGTCGGCATGTACGCCGGCTGATCAAGGCGGCTCTTTCCGACACGCCGGGCACGATCAACGCCGGAACGCCCCTCACCATCACGGCCAACGGAGCATGGAAGGCCGCCGCCAGCGGTGAAACCGTCTATGCCCGCGTGATTCACGCCCAGTGGGAACAGGGCATGGTGGAAATCGGCTTCGTCCCCTCCTACCAGGTCGCGGCTGCGTAACATCAACCCCAACCAATAGAAAGACCAAAAAACAAGGGCTACTCCATTTTGCTCAGCCGTCCAGTTCACCGATGTCCTGACCGCCTACTCAGCCGGCTCCGGGAACACCGAAGAGAACTCCATTATCAGCCGCATCGCGCCGATCGTCCCGGTTTACGACCTCAATTTCCAGTACAAGGTCTGGGACACGGAATCTGCCTTTACGGTCCAGCCGATCCAGGTGGGACCGGGCGAACCTCCCCGCCAGACCGTCCTGCGCGGCAGGAACGAAACCGACACCCTTCAGGGGTACGGCTTAACCTTGCCGATTCCGGACGCCTTGCTGGGCGTCAACCGCGAAAAGGCGCAGGCTATCACCCTGGCGGAATACAAGCTCATCGAATCACAGTTTGTGACCTCGTATGAATATGAACGCGCCAAGCTCATCACCAGCCAGTTGCCTGCCGCAGCCGGTTACGGGGACTGGGCCAACGAACAGAAGAATCCGCTGACGGATCTGGATAATGCCATCCTGTCCATCAATGCGGCGACTGGACACATGCCTAACACCATCGTCTTTGGCATCAACGCCTGGCAGCTCCTGCGAGCCAACCCCATTGCCAGACAGGTGGTGTCATTCAACAGTGTCGGCCTCTTCAACGAAGACCTGCTCCGCAATGCGCTGATTCGGCCTATCAGGGATATTTACATCGCAGCCATGCCCTACCGCGACGCTTCCGGCGACGCCAAGACCATCATGGAGAACGAAGTCTATGTCCTGTACAAGGAAGACTCCCCGACGCAGTTCGACGCCTCTGCCATCAAGACGTTTGGTTTGTCCGGCAAGCTCCGCCGCGAAGTCATCACGGAATACAAGCCGACGCCCGCTTTGACGCTGGTAACCAACCGCGTCTACTCGCTGACCAAGCTGACCAACCCGTCCGCCATCGTCCGCATCGACGCGACGGCCACGGCTTAACCCACCCAACCCGCCTCCATCATGTCCGCCTTTCCCGCCTGGTCCACCATCACTACGGATGAAGCCGACCGACTCCTCGGCCTCAACACTGCGGAGCGCGACGCCCTGGTGAAAGCCGGGGAGCTGCGCAGCCTGGACTACCGGGACGTCATGATGGAGGCGGTCAACGATGTCTGCATGGCCATCCGCGGGGCGCTGGCCAACAACCTCGCCCTGCGGCAATCGCTCCAGAATAGCGGCATGTACGACATCCCGCAGAGCATGCGCTCCCTGGCGTGGCCGCTGATCATCCGGCAGCTTTACCTGCGCTACCAGATCAACCTGACCGAAACGCGCCAGAAAGCCGCTGAATCGGCCGATGAGATGCTGGCCCGCTATGCACGAGGCGAAATGCTGCCGGAAAGCGTAGACGGCGCCGCCCCGGCGGACCCCGCTACATGATGCCGCGCTTCACTCAGCGCCCCTGGTTCAACCCCATGAGAAGCACCTACCGATGATGACCGCCGCCCAGATGGAGATGATCGCCAACGACTACGCCGAACGCGCCTTTTTCGTGTCCGGCGTGGAGCCCGGCGTTATCCTGTCCGACTTTGAGGAAAAGGCGGGGAAGGTCGCCTCCGGCGCCCTGAGCTATGAAGAGGCGCAGCAGTCCATCCGCGAAACCCTGCGCCAGCAGGGCTACCGACCGCCGGCAACGGGGCAGGGCGGCATTCAGGATTTGTCATCCTGGCTCCGCATCCAGGTCGTCATGGAAACCAATGCGGCCATGGCGCACGGCTACCGGAACTGGTACAACTGGACACAGGACGACAGTACGGCCGCCTTCAAATTTTACCGCTCCCAGGGCCGGGAAGATCCCCGCTACTGGGCCGAACGCTGGAACCGGGCCAGAGCCGGATTGGAAGAAGAAGCCACGGAGGCAGTTTCTTCTGGTTTCATCCGCGGCGAAACCGTCGGCTACGCCCTGGCGGCCTCCGACATCTGGATTCGCCTCTCGCGCTTCGGAACGCCTTATCCTCCCTTCGATTACCTTTCCGGCATGAACATTGCCCCGTGGGAGCCGAAGAAGCCCGCGCGGCCGGACTGGAGGTTTCCCGCGTCCGTCTCGCTCCCGCCAGCTTCAACGCCACTCTGGAAAGCAATACTATAAGTATCACGAACGCCAATAAAAAGAAGATCCGCCGCATCCTGAAAGACGCCGTGCGTGTTAAAACCGAGAACGACCGCAATACCACCTTTACCTACACCGACCCGAACGGGACGCGCCCTTACACGGACGCGGAACTGGCGGAAGTCCTGTCCGGGGATTTCCCAGAAGAGATCCCCTTGCGCCAGGCCCAGGCGTTCCGTCTGGCGGCAGCCGGGGGAGCCGTGGCCGGAACGCTGGCATCACTTTACCTCGACCGCCTGCTGGACCGTCTGGCTTCCGAGCCGGAAGGTGATTGGTACGCCCGGCCCGCAGACGTGGCCGCCGCGTCCTCCCGCCAGTATATCCCCGTTTCCCCAAAGGAAGAGGGGGAATTCACCTATCCCATTACCTCCGGGCACGTCAGGAAAGTGGAAGACGTCGCCGGAGCCCTCAATGTGGAACTGTCAACCCCTTACGTTTTACCCGTCAAATGGCTGTAACCGTCCACATCGACCAATCCGCGATTAACCGCGCGTTTGCCGACATGGCGCCGTCCGCCGCCCTGCACAAGACCGCCATCCGCAAGGCGGGCGTTGCCCTCAGTCTGATGATTCAGCAAACCTTGCGCCAGCAGGGCAAGGACTACTACGACGCCGCGGCGGACGCCACCAGCATGGAAGAAACCGCCGAAGGCGTCAGCGTCTCCATTGCCTGGCGCGGCATCGGCCTGCACTGGATAGGCACGCAGGGCTACCTGGGCGGCCCGCTGCGGCCCACCGGACGCACTTCGGAAGTCACCGGCAAGCGATTCAGAACCTCGCCATCCCCACCATCAACGCGCCACGAGGGCATGGAGGGACCCGAAGCATTTACAGCGCAGGCTTCCGCAAAGAGGACTTGCAATTCATCCCCTCCAAAAATGGAGGACGGAATGGAAATGTAACCGGTGTCCTGATTCTCAAGACAGCCCAGTCCTCCACCGGGAAGAAAGCGGCCCGCAAGCTTTTCAGCAAAGGAACGAAAACAGGAGACGTCCTCTATATCCTGTGCCGGGAAGTAACGATTGCTCCTACTCCTGGCATCCTGCGACGATGGACCAAATGGCGCAGCGCGCCGCGGAAACATACCTCACCCAAATCGGAAACGAATCATGATCCCCTCCATTGACCAGACCATGAGCTGCCGCATCATTGAGCGGCTCAAAAGCAGCAAGGAATTGAGCTGCCACATCTTTGACGCGCCCTTTGATCCGGAGTATGCCGCCAATGACATCATCATGTCTGCAATGGGGAATAACGGCGTGGTGCTGGTGTGTCCCGGGGATGCGGATGAATACCAGGACGGACACGGGCAGACGGCGGAACCTACCATGTGGAGGCAGTATTTCATTATTGTAGCCATCTATCACAACGCTGCCCTGTTCCCGGAGGAATGCCTGACGCCGGCCTACTATTTGCGCGCCGTGGGCGACGTGATTGAGCATGCCCTGTGGAACTGGAATCCACTTCCGTTTCCCGCGCCCGCCATGATGAAGCCCAAGATCAAGGGGCGCTTTGCCTCTTCCGGGATTATCGACGGAGAGAAGAGGCAAATGAACGTCTTGACCGTGGACTACCGCGTCCCGATCAATATCAACATACGAACCAAAACGGAATTCCATGAGCAGAACGCCAAAAAATAAACAGCAAAAAGACCAGGGGGATCACCAGGACAAGGTGACCGTCCGCGTCGTCAGCACGAAAACAGAACTGGATGGAGGGCTGGTCATCAGCCTCTTCATGAAAACCGATACCCTGGAACTTCCCTCGCCCGTCGCGGAAGCTCTGAAAACCCTCAACCTGGTTGAACTCAAATGAGCAAAGCAAATACCTCCAACACAGAACCGGACAAGAAGACGGAGCAGGCCGCCGTCATCGACACCAACGTCATTATCCTGAAAAAAACCAGGGTAGGAAACTCCATATTCTTGCCAAAAGCCAGAATATCTGTTACGAAGGCTTTAGCTGAAAAGCTGGAGGCCGACGGCAAGGCAACCATCGTTTATTAAACCCATTCAAGCATCAGGCCTAATACTTACGACCCTACTTACAGCAATCGCAATGTGACTCCGCAGATTACGGGCGTCCTGGCGATTTTTCTCCCTGACGGCATCAAGGTGACCGAGGAAGGCGGCGCCTCCTACGTTACCGGACCTTATCAGTTCCCGGAGCCTCCTACTGCGCCTCCCGTCGATCCGACGGCAGGCCCCGCATTCCCCTGGGTGAGCTTTGGCTTGCTGGGTGCGTTCCAATCCGTAGCTACGCAGGTGGAAGGAGAAGTCACCCGCTTCTATGGCGGTCCTCTTGGTTACCGCGTCCAGCGCAAGAATACCACCACTGGGAAGCGCATGACTTTCACGACGCCGGACATGTCCCCGGAATACTTCCAGCTCTCTTTTGCGCTGGGCGGGGCCCCGGCAAACGGAAAGGAAGCCGTTGCTATCGGGCATGGCGGCGACAACAAAATCGAAGGTTACCTGCAGCTGTGGTATCAGAACGATATTGGCGAGATATTTCTTACCTACATCGGGCATGGCGCCTTGCGTCTCTTGCAGGACCCGGAACACACAACCGCGGTGGCGTCCGCGCAGTTTGAATTTGAGATGGATTACAAGGGTCAGTACCAGGCCACGCCGTCCAATATTCAGGATGTGACGACGCCCGCTTCCTGACATACCAACCCAAGGGGCGCAAAAGCGCCCCGCAACCCTTTTTCTTCCGCTTCAGGCAACAGGCAGGCAAATATGATATACGGACCGTCACGGGACTCAACCAGTCACTGGTCGTGCGCGTGGTGGATTTCCAGGGAGATCCCGTCGATATGGGCGGCGTCACCCTGCGCGGAGCCGTTCGCCTCAAGACGGGTATTGCCGAGTTCGGCTTTTCCCGTGACGACGAGGGCAACGGCGTGATTTCGTGGGCCTCGGTACCCGCGGGCATGTGGTCCTACGATGTCTTCATGGATGACGGCAACGAGGAAAGCCCGCTTCTCTATGGATGCTTTGTTTCCTCAGGCCGGGTGACGCCGGACTTGCCGGACGAGCAGCAGGCGGTAGCGGGCGCGGTCGTCGTGCAGCTGCCGGAAGGAAGCGGATGCGTGCAGGTGGTGCTTGATAATGCGTCAAGCGCCGCCTGGTACGCGGAGCAGGCCAAGAAGTACGCCGAGAATTTCAATCTTTCGGTGGACCGGGTCACTACCGGCGAGCCTGGCACTCCTGCCGCAGCGGAAGCCGTGAAAGGCTCGGAAGCGGGCTCTTATCTGTTGTCGTTTACCATCCCCAAAGGAGACGCCGGTCCCGAAGGCCCACCAGGCCCGCAGGGGAACCGGGCGAAACCGGCCCCGAAGGCCCTCAGGGTCCCAGGGGCGACGCAGGACCTCAAGGTCCTCAGGGAGCGACCGGAGAACAGGGACCAAGAGGCGACATTGGAGAAACCGGACCGCAGGGTCCTGCCGGCCCGCAAGGCCCCGAGGGGCCGGAGGGTCCCCAAGGACCCCGTGGCGAGAAAGGAGATACCGGGGATGTTAATCCGGACGGGTCTTATAACTGGACGCAGCCGCAGACCTACGACGCCACGATCACCGCAATCGAAGGAGTCCGTGTGCCGCTGCCCGCCACAGGGCAGAATGCCATTTCCTATGAGGGAATGATAACCATGACGGCTGCCGGCCAATGGAGCCGCACCAACTATTTTCTGGAATCCGTCATTCCGTCATGGGTGACCGCCTTGGTGGAAGCCCAGTCGTTGAACACAAGCTACGCAATTGCTACCGCTAACGCCTCCCTGAAGAAGGGAGTATTTAATAACGACTTGTGCGATATGGTATTAACCATGACGGCGGCCGGGGGTGTTTCTGTTATCGGCAAATCCACGGGATCATGGAAATTTGCCAATTACATGGGCAACAATAGAAATAACGAATATGCTGCCGCTTGCGCCTGGCGGATACTTGGCTCCGACAAGGTGTCGGTTCTCTTGGGCAGCACTGCCCAGGGGTACGCTACGACTGCCGATCCGCTGGCGTCCTGCTATTCACATCCTGTGCACTGGGTGGATTATGCCTGGGATAATGCAAATTACAGGTATCCGCAAAACAATACAGTCAATGGAGCGAGAGGGGGCGACAATGTGCCGGCGTATCAGATCACTACCTACCCTATGGGGTATCTGGGGAGCAATAAGTCGGCCTTGATAAGGGGGACGTTTTACGGACCCCTCAAGGTAGATTCCCATTATGTTTGGGCATTGGCTCCGGCTTTTACCTACGTCTCCGCGGCCATGACGCCACCCAACCCCGATGACCAGGAGATTTACAATCGCTGGGCTTTGTTTGTGGACAAGCAATATGTAATGGATATGGCTTCCTCCTTTTGGGGCGCCGGCAACACAGCATGCCTTACAACCAAATTCAAGGCGCACGAAGTCAGCGGGACTTATCAGGCGGGCCTCCGGATGGGAGGAATGAGGATAGACAATGCACCCTCACTGGGCATAACCAACTCCTGGGTCCTCATGAAGGACACGGTAATGGAGGGCGTGACACCTAAACCAGTTCCAGAAGTAACGGCTTCTGCTCAGGAAGTTCCGGCCTCTGGCGGCGAGGTGACATTGACGGCGTCTTCCACCCTCTCCGAGGCTATCTATGTGCTGAACGATACCATGTGCGGACATGACCCCGCCGCTGTGTGGTGCACGCAATCCTCTGAAGAAATAGGGTCCGGCGGCGGCCAGGTTGTCCTGACGCTGGCGGCAAACACGACTGGACAACCGCGGCAGGTGTGGGCGTTTGTCGGCCACCATTACGCCGAGGCCGCCGTTGTAGAAATCAACCAATTAGCGCAATAACACCATGCAAGAGATACATTTACAGTTCCCTAAGCCCGGACAGTGGAACGAATTTGTTATGACCGCCAGATTTCCAGACAATAACGGCTTTGTACTCTCCCTCTGCTATACACAAGCGGATATACCCGCCGACCAAGCCCCGGCCTTGAAAGCAGCGGTGGCCGCGATCGCCGGCATGGACGAGGACTGGCAAGCGGTGCAGGTTTGGGTGCGGTGCAACTGGGTATTCCAGGCGCCGACTGGAGATGCAGACAATTACCAGTCCACAGAGGCGGTGATCCTTACGGTTGAGGCCGTCAATGCGGATGGTGGGCGCCGGACATTCACGTCTGCGGACTACCCGGAATTCATCATCACGGACCCCGCCGCCGTGGCATTTTTCAAATACTTCACCAATAACAACATAATCATATGACTACTAATAATCAATGCAATCATGCCGAGCGATAGCCAAGGAAATGTACAACATGTACCAATCCGCCATATCCCACGCCCCGAAAGAAACGGGCTGGGAAGATGAACCGGCCTATGTCAGGCAAGCGTGGTATCACGTCGCAGACCAGGCCCTCACCATCATCGGCAAGCACGCCGTTGAGGACATCAAAGACTATCTCGGCATCAAGGCTTCCGGGGCTTCCACCTGGTGGAAAAAAGCTCTCCTGGCTTTGGCTTCCGCCGCTGTGGGGATGCTCGGCTTATCTCTCTTCCAGGGCTGCGGGCACTCCGTAGACGTGACGCCAGGACGCACCGAGGTCTGCAAGGACGGTTCCTGCCTCGTCATTGAGCAGGGGCATATCTCCTATTCCCAGGCCCAGCCCAAGACGGAAGTTGAGCCCGTGGTGCAGGTAATCCCCAGCAAAAAATAACCATGTGCAAACTCTCCGAAGTACCGGCGCGTTTCCTGGATTTTGCCAAGGCTTCACCCATGCTTGCCTGCGTCATGCTGTCGTTGGTCATTTGCGGCGGGGCGTGCTGGTACATCGGAGATGTCATGGGACATCACAACGACCGACTTTGCGATCTGATGACGATGCAGACGCAGGCCCAGGTAGAGACGGCAAAGGCTATTCAGCTTCTTGCCGTCAGAATAGAGAATATCGAGCGGAAGCTTGAAAAATAGTCAACTGTAAAGTTTTTCTTACAAGTTCATACATATTAATAACCAATCAATTAAAGGAGAATACCCAGGAAAATAGCCATTGATATAGCCATGCCAACAACACCGGAGCCCGTGGAAACAGGTTTGAAGAACACGCCGTAGCAGCGACGATTACGGAACGCCTCGCGCCTATGCTCAGAAAGCTGGGCGCCCAGGTGGACGTAATTGACTTTCCGGCCCAGAGCAACACGGACGACCTGAACGCCACCATCAAGGCCGCCAACGAAGGCGGCTACGACTTCGGGATTTCCCTGCATTGTGACTCATCGGATAATGTGCAAGCTCACGGCGCCCATGTGTGCTTCTATCCCGGGAGCGTTAAGGGAAGCCGGCTTGCCATGTGCATCGCGGAACCTCTTGCCCGGCTGCTCCCAGGACGGGACTGCACGGTGTTGGCCCGTCCGGGGCTGGCCGTCCTGAAAAGGACGCGCTGCCCGTGGGTGCTGTGCGAATGCGGCTTTATCACCAATCCTGAAAATGCCGCCCTTATGAAGGACCATCCCGAAGCCATTGCGGAAGCCATTGCGGAAGGAGTGAAGGCCTATTCCAAGCTGTAGACGATCATGATCTACGAGGCCCCATACTCCGCATGGTACGTTTCCGGAGCCGGAAACACGCTCCAACTCCTCAACCTCTGGGATGCCACGCCGGAGCCTCCCCGGTTCGGCGGAGACATAGAAGTCTTTGAAACGTCCCTGGTGGACGGCACGAGGGCTTTTGCGGAAGGATTGGGGTCTGCCGTAGAACACCGCACCTTTGCCTTTTACCGCTGGTTTAAGGACTACGAAGAAATGGCCAGGTATCAGGAAAACCTGGCTGTCTGGATGGCAACCAACCAGAACGGCACTCTGTACATGCAGTTTGCCGACCAGCCTCAATGGAGATTCACGTCCGTCCTTGCCGGCTACCAATTTGAAACGGAGAACTTCATTCCTCCTCCGTCGCCGGAAGACGGTTATTTGTGCCTGCTGGTATCCATCAACATGACGCTCACGGACCGGGTTCCCGACAATTCAGCCTGGGTGTTCTCCGTGACTCCTTCCTCGGTTTCCGTCCCGGCTGCCGGCGGACAATATGCGTTCTCCGTCGTCTCCTACTTCAACCCGGGCGAAATCGGGCAGGGCTGGAAAGCCTTTGAGAACGACGGCATCTCCATCTCCAACATCATCAACGGCAACAATGGCTCCTTCCGGGTTACAGTGCCTCCCAACGAAACTACGGAAGAAAAAAGCATTTATCTGACAGTTTCCCAGGACGGAACCGGAATCGCTCCTCTCATTGAGATCACCCAGGCGGCAGCCACGCCCCAGGAGAAAACGGTGGGCTCTCCCGTCTTCCTGGAAGGGGATCCTGCCAAGATTGCCGCCTTGGGAACATTTAACTGGCGGCAATACCGGATGAAGTGGGGAGAACAGGTAGACGGTGATCCGCCGCCGGCAGCCTCCATCAAATCCGTCACCGTGGCCCGCGGGAGCGCCAACAACATCAGCGCTGCCCTTTCGCTGTACGTCCTCAATGAGGATGGGTCCACCACAACGCTGCTGGCTACCAGCAACGCCGCGGTTAATGACGCCGCCAGCCAGCAGGCGACATTCACCTTCCCGGCGCCGCCCAAGGTGGAAGCCGGGATGCAGCTCATCTTCCAGCCCGGCGCCGTCGTATACACCAAAATTGAGAATATCACGGCCTACGATTGGGGCGGCATTGCCTATCAGCCTTATCCGGCTGCAATCACCACGCCTGCCGTGATGCCGGCCATATCACTGGACATCGAATACATCGGATAACAACACCTTTTTAACATACCACCAATCATGACTGACCAATCCACTCAACCTGAAAACGGAATGGAACGGCTTTTCGGAGAATTCGCCGAAGCCTGCCTCAAGAACCCCTCCCTGGACCAGGCTACGCGAGCCTTGCGGGAAAGCGTCTTTGCCGCTGCCGGACAAGCCGGCGTCAACCCTTCCGAAGCCTTCGGCATCATCTTCCGGGATATGATGATGCTTGAATACTTCCAAAAACGCGTGGACGACGCCCGCGCCAGCCTCGCGGACGGGAAACTTCCTGCTTTCGCCCTCGAAGAAGCCAACACTCAACGATAACCCCCACCAATATCACCATGGCTACCAAGAAAGAAATCGAAATCAACCTCAAGTCCACGCTGGATGGAAAAGGCGTGGAAGAAGCAAAGCAGAAGATTGACTCCCTGAATAAATCCACAGACCAGCTCGACAAAGGCAGTCAAAAGGCGACCAAGAGCATCAAGAACATGGGGCAGGGGATGCTGCAGGTTGCCTACTTCATGGATGACGTTCAATACGGCATCAAGGGCATCCTGAATAATATTCCGGGCCTTGTAATAGGCTTCGGCGGCGGGGCGGGCCTGGCCGGCGCTCTCTCCCTCGCCACGCTTGCAGGCGCGAAGCTCTACGAGTGGCTTTCCTCGACGGAAGAGAAGTCAGTTGATTTGACTAAAAAACTTGAAGAAGAAAGAGAGGCTTTCAAAAAGTTAAAAGAAGAAGTTGGTGAAATTTCTCGGCAAAACAACAATGAACAAATATTACGGGCGGCAATAGATAGTGCAAAAAAATAGCTGAT